GAAGAAGTAGTTGTGCTGGGGAAGAAGGCTTCTTGATGAGGAATATTGCTATAAAATGTCTATTGGCAGGTTGTTTATGGATACTCTAAAATACCCATTGAGTTTTAGTCGTGGCCGCGCTGTAACGGTCGCGGAGTCTAGTTCTGCGTACCAGTCTCAAGCAGTAGCTATTATTCTTCGCACCAGGGTGGGCGAAATGCCATTAGAACAAACATTCGGCGTTACAGACCCATCGTTTAACGTTTTTCTAAAGTCTGAATTTTTACGTTGTGTCAACACGTTCTGGCCAGAAATACGCATTAGAAATGCCGAACTTGACAACCGGGCTTCATCTTCTGGTTCGGCCAAACTTAACATCACCTTGGAAGGTTAGTTATGCCGTCTCCCGATTTTTCACAATATATTGATTTAACTTCAGATGATAGAACTGCCGAAGACCTATACGACGACGCTGTTGAATATGCACGTATTGCTATGCCTGAGTTTACGCCAAGGGTTGGCACAATAGAAGACTCAATTTTGCAAGCGTGCGCTTTATTGGCGTCAGCAAATATTGCTACATTAAACAGAATCCCCAATGGACTGATGGAGGGGATATTGGGGTTAATGGGATTTAGCAGATATGAATCTACGTTTGCCACGGTTGAAGTGGTGTTCGTTGTTGCCAATGTTGGCGATTCTGTCCCGATTGATTTTTTTGTGACATACGAAGCTGAAATTGGGGATTCGATAGTTCAGTACCCATTCCGCACAACTTCAACGGCAACTTCTGTCGGTGACAACGAAATAACGATGACACTAACATGCGATATAGCTGGAGTTATACCATCTATACAAACTGGTTCCGAATTAACAATTATTCAGCCAAATGCATCCGTTCTTTCGTGCTCTACATCTTCCGCTGTCACCCAGGGAAGTGAGCCGGAGACAGATGAAGAGTACTTTGCACGAGCGACGACATATTTAGCATCGTTGAGCACTTCGCTCGTTACTGCAGCGCAAATTGAACAGTTTGTTGTTTCTACTTTTGCGGATGCACACAGATGTCGTGTTTATGATTTGAAATACTTCCCCCGCGTGCTTGGAACAATAATCCCAGACGTACCGTCTAGCACTGCTGTAGCGACCACGTCAGCGTCGTTTGTGACTAACTCAACTTTTACCGACTATACACGAGTCATAAACAGGACAGCGTCTTCGGGGGGACAAGCATCTGTATTGTCCGGTTTATATGACACCCAAACAGTTTCTGGTCAACCAACAAAAATTCAATTTGAGTTTGAAGGCGATGGTCTAGTAACACCGTTGGACGCAGAGTTTATAGATATGTATAAATTGCGTAACGATTACACCGGCACGCAAAGTGGAACATTTGCAATATTTGTGTGTGATGAAAATGGACTTCCGCTCTCCACAGAAACAAAACAAAATATCTATGATGCTGTTGCAGCGCGCGTTGTTGCTGGACTGTATTTCGTCGTCCTCGACGCGCTCATATGTGATATGTCATTTAACATTGACATATCTGTAGACCCGGAATATTCCGCTACAAGTATTGTTGCTTCTGTAGCGGACGAAATTGAATCATACATATCCCCGGGCAACTGGCCTGAGTGGGAAACAATCGTGCGCGTGTTCGACATTGTTGTGCGAGCAAACGCAATTCCAGGTGTTGCGTATGTAAACTCTGTTACTGCAAGTATCACTCCGTATAACGGGGTAACCCAGGCGGCACCGGGGAACGATAATGCCATTATAGAAATAAACCCGGGTGGTGGAGTCACGGCGCTTGAGATGGTTTATTTGGGCTCATTACCTCGCTCCACGGTTACGGTGAGTGTTTCATGATTGTCAACAGGCTTGTTGGTGACTATTTCACTTTAAAATTATTTGATGTTTATGGTGGCTGGAGACATGGTTACAGCACCATATTGTCTGATGGTGGCGTCACCGAGCTCCAGCCAAGCCTGGGCTGTAGGCAGATTAAACTAAGCGGCGGCACTAGTAATTCAATTTATATTGATGCGCTACCTGGTGATAATTCTTTTTTTAACGCTAGGGCTTGCTTTGTTTTTGCGATTAAAATTCCAAGCGGTGGCACAGTTTCGGTAGACCTTGAAGACACTTCAACTATTGGTGCCATTGATACGTATACCTTCCCCATTAATGCGGCAAGCGCGTCCGTAAATGCTGAGGGTGTAGCCTCGCCGCAATGGTCAATTATCAGGGTTATTTCAGAACCATTCATCGACGATAACCCTGCAATAAAAATTACAATTTCTATCGCAAAAAACGTAGACGAAGACATTTACTTTACGTCTCCAGTTTTAGTGCCGCAATTTGAATTTCTCAATAACAACACTGCATTGCGGGAACATTTATTGCCATCTCTTCCAGATTTTATGCTTGAAGATGATTTTGCAACATTGGAACCAATAGATGCACCCCTTTCCAGATTCATTGACATTGCCTCTATTGGTATAGACCAAGTTCTTAAAGAAGCACTGAGCATGGCATATTTGGACATATTTTTAGGTCGTGATGAATCTGATAACGACACACTAAGCACGTGGGTGGATACAGAAGTTGCACAATCGCCCAATCTTATTTGGTTGTGCAAATTTGTTGGGTCAAAGCCTGTTACGCGGTTCAGTTCTTCACAGGAAACACTTACAGACCCATTTGTTCTCGATACATCTGTCCTAGACGGCGACGATACTATTCGAATAACGTCTTATTCTGAGTTAAATCCACCAGCCCTAGATACGGCAGCACAAAGAGACTTGTTGGCCTGGCAGGTAGAAACTCGCAATTTTGGCTTTAACGCCGGAACAGATTCAGCTATAAAAGAAGCTGCAAAATTAATGCTTGTTGGCGAAAAAACTGTATCACTGTCGTATGATTACGTGAATAACCCGTTTGAAATAGAAATTCAAACCCCGTGGTACGAAACTCTTGGGGCCGACGAAAGCCAAGTTGGGCAATCATCTAGCATTTTATTGGAAGCAGTGCAGAGGGCTAAACCAGTTGGTGTTGTCTTGACTCACGTGATGACGGCATAGTTGTAAAATTAGTTAGGAGGTAGGTATGTTCGACAACGAAGAACAAGCCCTACGAGAGCAGTTTGAAAATCTCATACGGGATATTCTGCCGACAAAGCTTGTCACCAATTTCATTATTATCGCCGAAGTAGCAAATAATGAATCAAGCGAGCTATCAGTGTCCGTCTCTGCGGGTATGAGCCCTTGGCTCGCCAACGGAATGCTTGAGTTCGCTTCAGAAATAATTATGAGCGGAGAATGTTCTTATCCACAAGACCCGGATAAATAGTGTCAATAATTATGCGACATTATTGGTTAAGCAGGTTGCTCTACAATGTATTTATGGAGAAAACGCAATGATTGCGGGCACGTATAACATTTTGTGTGAGCAGGGCACGACTTTTACGCGCATACTTGAACTTCAGACTCCAGACCCGCTTGACCCCAGTGCATATGACCCCTACAACCTCGCAGGGCACACGGCGCGCATGCAGGTTCGCCGCACGATTGACTCATCAACCGTAATGATTACTTTGACCACCGAAAATGGCGGGATTTCTCTCGATGCTGACGAAGGCAAAATAACAATTAGCATGACCGATGACCAGACTGCTGCATTGACCTCTAGTGGTGTCTACGACCTAGAAATTATTGATAGCTCTGGAAATGTGTCAAGAGTTATTCAGGGGACATTTACATTATCCCTGGAGGTGACAAGATGAGCAACACTATTCCTAATAACGTCAACGTATATCAAGATACACCAAATCAGGTAATAGTTGACCAGGACGCCCCAAACCAGGTGATTGTTAGAACTGGAGCTGTAGGGAATACAAGAAGGCATGTCCATACTCAGGCAACACCGGAAACATCGTGGGTGATAACCCATAGTCTTGGCGGAAAACCTTCCGTAACAGTAGTTGATTCTGCTGATACCTACGTTATTGGTGAGGTAACATATAACAGTACATCGCAGGTGACTGTGTCGTTCACAACTCCGTTTTCTGGGTACGCATACTTGACCTAAGGCAGGGCTAATGGCAACAAAATTCGTAACAAATCTTGACCTAGTACAGAACCAGATTCTGAAGGGTCGATTTGAATCAGTCTCGAGCGACCCGACTTCAGGTACGTTCACGGGATGGGTTATCTATAACTCAACCGAGAAGACGCTTAAGTACTATGACGGCTCTGCGTGGCAGAGGCTGGTTGTTAGTATTTCGTCTGCCGGCGCTGCATCCGAAGCAATAACTGTTACGAACAACTCTGATGGCACTGTCACCATCACCCCGAATCTGGCCACGGGCACCGATGACGGTGTTATGTCCGCAGCCGATAAGGCAAAACTCGATGCCTCCTCCGCGTCCGACTCTGTTAATACGCTTGTCATTAGAGATTCAAACGGACGCTTCCAGGTTGCAACGCCTGTTAATGGTCTTGACGCGGCAAATAAATCCTATGTCGACTCTGCCAGGACAGGCCTAGATGTCAAAGCTTCCGTAAAAGTTGCCACAACTGGTCCAATAACTCTTTCGACTGGGCTTGAAGCTGGCGACGTAATCGACGGTTACACGCTCGTTGCTGGCGACAGAGTCCTTGTTAAAGACCAAGATACGGCTAGCGAAAACGGCATTTACGTTGTAGCTGAGTCTGGTGCGCCTTCCAGGTCTGACGATGCAGACTCGTCGCTTGAAGTCACTGGCGGAATGTTCACATTTGTTGAGCAGGGCACATTAAATGCTGATTCTGGCTGGGTGCTCATCACAGACGGTTCCATTTCACTTGGAACAACAGGTCTTGAATTTGCGCTCTTTTCTGTTGCGGGCAATATTCTTGCAGGTGCAGGTCTATCAAAGACTGGCGATGTTCTTGACGTCAATGTAGATGACACATCAATTGAGATTACTGATGACACACTACGAATTGCGTCTGGAGCTGCTGGTGACGGTCTTGGCTGGGACGACGGCGTACTGTCTGTCAACCTTGCCTCAACCGGCGGCCTAGAGCTATCCGGTGATGACATCCAAATCAATATTGATGCAGCCGTTGCTGGTCTAGAAACGACTTCTGATGGCCTGCACCTAACCAGTGGAATGGCTGGAACCGGCCTTACATTTACTGCTGGCGTACTGTCTGTAGACGCAATTGACCTTGATTCATCAAGCGGCGGTGGCGTTACCGGTATTCTGCCAATCGCAAACGGCGGTACCAATGCCTCCACTGAGTCCCAGGCTCGCACAAACCTGGCCGCGACATCGCCAACTGGCGCAAATACAACAACCCCTGTATTGGCCCGCGTTGCGAGCAAGGTTATAGGAGATGGTGCTTCGACATCATTTGTAATAACTCACAATTTCGGCACACGAGCGGTAATTGTTCAGGTGTTTGATTCATCAAGCTATGACACGGTTATCGCCGATGTTGTTCGCACGACGACCGACTCTGTAACAGTTGGTTTTTCCGTAGCGCCAGCAAGCAATGCGTTCACCGTAGTGGTAACAGGATAAGGAGACAATATGAAGCTCACAGATGCACAAAAGGCAATGGTTGCCTCGTATGCAAGAAGCTTTGTCGGAGCTGCGGTGGCCACATACGCAGCAACACAGGACTGGAAAGCTGCGCTTAACGCTGTATGGGCCGCCGCACTTCCTGTCGCAATGCGCTACTTTAATCCAAAAGATGGTGCATTCGGTAAAGGTTCTAAGTAACAACAATTAAACACCGCGCCTCGAGGGGCGCTTTAGAAGACGGTTGAGGCTGTATTCATGACACGTTTTGTAGGCACACCACTACGCGGAATCGAGTTTTCTAGCGTAAGTGACGAAGCTGTTTCAGCCCGTGTTGTGAATGATGCTCATGCAAGAATACGAATTGATGCTGGCGGTCGCATTACGTGGTCCAGCGGAACTGCCTCTGGTGATGTAACTCTTTATAGGGATGGTGCGAACCACCTAAAGACTGATGACCTGCTCCAGGCTACTGGCGGTCTCGTAACTCTTACTTCTAATGGAGTTCCTCAGGAGTCACTTCCTAATGGCTCAATTGCTGTCGATGTAACGAATGATGTTTTCTACTTCCGCTCCAATGGCGAATGGCTTGAAGTATCCTCGGGTGCCAATGTAACTATTCAGGCAACCGAACCGCTTGACGCTGAGTCTGGAGATTTGTGGTTTGATTCAGATACTCTTGTTTTGTATATCCTTAATGGCGCTTCATGGGTAAGCGTCAGCGGTTCTTTAACACTCGCCGAGCTTGATGATGTAAACATAGCTAGTGTTCAGGAGGGTGACATTCTCTCCTATGACGGAACATCGTGGGTGCCGTCGCTCGGCAACAACTCAAAATACGCAATAGCGTCAGTAATAGGGGATGGGACAGCAACTGAATTCTCTATAGTTCATAATTTTGGCAGCAGAGATGTTCTTGTAATAGCCAGAAATAATGCCTCGCCATATGAAAATATAGAGATAGGGTGGGAGTCAACCGACTCTAATACTGTAGGTATTATTTTTTCTGACCCGCCGGCAGTAGACGGAGTAAGAATAAATGTTTTGTATACGGGCGCAACAACGCTAAGTGGAACATACTCAACAACAATTGGTGATGGTACATCTCTTCAGTATCTTTTGTCTCACAATTTAAATACCCGAGACATCAATGTTGTCTGCCGCGAGGCATCGTCTCCATACGGGGTAATAGACATAGCCTGGGAAGCCACGACAGTTGATACCGCGACTGTGTATTTTTCCGAATCTCCAGCGCTAAATGACGTTCGAGTAACCGTATATTCTTCACACGTACTTTTTGGTGGGAGTTCTGGTGGCGGTGGTGGTGCAAGCTCGTTAGATGAGCTGAGCGATGTCGCTATTACGTCCGCCGCAAATGGCCAAGTGCTTACATATAACGGAACTAGTTGGGTTAATCAGTCTCCAGCTGCGACAATCGATTCTCTTGACGATATTTCTGATGTAAACGTCGCTTCTGCTGCATCCGGTGATTTCCTAAAATTTGATGGCACCAACTGGGTTCCACAGGACGGCATTGCTACAGAAACGTATGTCGATACAGCAATATCGAACTTGGTGGATGTCGCCCCAGTAGCCCTAGATACACTAAATGAACTAGCCGCCGCATTAGGTGATGACGAAAACTTTGCTACAACTGTAACTAACGCTCTAGCGGATAAAGCCCCCCTCGCGTCCCCAGGGCTAACAGGGACTCCAACTGCGCCAACGGCAGTATACGGAACAGATACAACCCAAATAGCTACAACCGAATTTGTGCAAGACGCAATAGACGGATTTGCTTCAGACCTAAATGGGTTATCGGATGTGGTCATTACTGCACCTGAAGAATTTCAGGGTCTTTCCTATGACGGCACAAACTGGGTAAACAGTCATATACCTCTTGTTTCTTATGTGAGAAATGCGGAGTCGACAACTATCACAACAGGAACGTGCGTCTATATATTCGGCGCTACTGGTGACCACGCAACAGTTAAAAGAGCAGACAATAATTCTGACACTACATCGTCCAAGACAATCGGCGTTGCTGCGGCAAACATAACCGCTTCAAACAATGGGCCAATCGTAACCCGTGGTTACGTAGATGGAATCAACCTATCTACGGGCTATGCCGCAGGCGATGTCTTATGGCTCGGGGAAAACGGTGCATTCACCAAGACAAAACCAACAGCACCTGACCATTTGGTATTCATTGGTGTAGTTGTGCGCGCGACAGTAAATGGAATCATCTATGTCGCGACGCAAAACGGCTACGAGCTAGACGAATTACATGATGTTTCTATTAATGGCAAAACATCTGGTGATGTCCTCAAGTACAACGGCTCGCTGTGGGTCAACTCACAACTAGCAATAAACGATTTAAGCGATGTTAATACATCTGGTCAGTCTTTTAATGGCGCAGGCGGAACGCTTCTTTATTACAACGGAACTAATTGGGTTGTTACTGAAAACGGACCTAATGGTCTTTATACAAGCCCATATTCACTCCAGGTATCTGAATCAATTAGTGGCGGTTCTCGATATTCTTCTATTGAGTCTTCTGGAATATCTGTTTATTATGGCGATAGCGGCGGAGCATATTCAACAAGCATAGGCGTAAGCGGTATAGAGGTCTATGAGAACGGAAACCCAATTGCAGATTTTGACTCTGCAAAACTTATGTTTATCAGTGGAAGCAATTACGTTTCCATCAAAAAACCAACGACCATTACTGGCACAAATGAAATAACAATTCCAAACGCAACTGGAACAATAGCTCTTCTTGGTTCAATCGCCCTTGGCACCGACACTACTGGGAACTATGTCTCTGATGTAAATGCTGGAACAGGGGTTAGTGTCACTCACACCCCAGGAGAAGGGTCTAGCCCAACTATTGCAATTGGCCAGGCGGTAGGCACAACCGATAATCCAACATTTGCCGGCATCACTGCTGACGGTGTACGTATTGGGATTACTACGGCAAATGAAATTGATACCTCTTCTGGCAACCTTACCCTAGACTCTGCTAGTGGGACAGTAATAGTTGACGATAACCTTCGCATCAACAATGGTGCAATTCAGATAATGAACTCAGGTGGGTCACAGACCCTACATATGGGCGGGACATCGATAACCGGAACTGGCGCGGTTACGATACAGACAAGTTCCACCCCTAACGGCTATATAAACCTTATGGACGAGGTTGGAATATATAGTAGCAAATCTCTTGTTTTTTATAACGTTTCTACAGGCAACAAGATAACTCTCGCCCAGTCGACAGTTGGCTCTAACATAGTGGTGACTCTTCCTTCTTCCAGCGGAACAATTGCCATCGGTCAACCTGTTGGAACGACGGATAACGTTCAGTTTAATGACGTCACTGTCTCGGGTAATTTGACGGTCAACGGAACGACAACGACGCTGAACACAACAGAACTATTAGTTGAGGACAACATAATCACCCTTAACTACGGTGCAATTAGCCCATCTAATAACGCCGGCATTGAAGTAAATCGCGGGCTGGCCAACTTCAAGCCCGCCATCAGGTGGAACGAGATGTCAGACAAGTGGGAATTCACTAATGATGGGACTGCTTACACGGCAATCGGTGGCAGTGTAATGTCTAGCTCATCGAACGCTGCCCTCATCACAATGGACATAGGAGTCTGAAATGGCAAGTGGAGACAGAACAGAGAAACTACTTTATGGCCCATACGGCCTTGGTACGTCGAGCAGCTGGATTGTTAGCCCTTCATCTGGTTATACATGGGTAATTAAGCAGTTGATTTTTTGCAACACATCCGGCGTTGAGGCGCTGATTTATATGGCTCTTGGGGACGCGAATACGCCAGGAAACAGATTCATGTCAGCACTCCCTATAGCCATCAATGACACAATCGTTCTTGATACTGCACTTGTTCTCGAGTCTTATACTCAGCTATATGGGTATGCGGATAGAGCGGGGATAAATGTATTTATCATCGGCTGGGAAAGACAGAACTAATGGGTATCTCCGCTGCTCTTGGTTCATCTGCCTTGCTCCCGGCTGGTTTCGGGTTTCGCAATATCATCATGAACGGTGATATGTCCATTAATCAAAGAGTGTTTACCTCTACTGCGCAATTTAATACATATAATTTCGATAGGTGGAGATTTGCTTATAATGCGGTTCAAACCCTAACATCCTCTGCTGCAACAGACGTACCGTCTGGTGAGGGATTTAGTAATTCTTTAAAAATTACAACTACCTCAACCGGCTTCCCAACAGTAACCACTGGTTTTATTTCTCAAAGGCTAGAAGGAAATAGTATTTCTCAGCTTGCCTGGGGAACGGCAACGCCTAAGCCAGTAACTCTGTCCTTCTGGGTCAAATCATCTATGACTGGAACCTGGGGAGTCACATTTCTAAACGGTTACTGGGACCGTATATATACAACTACATACACAATTAATTCGGCTAATACATGGGAAAAGAAAACAATAACCATCCCTGGTGATTCAACTGGTACATGGTTAAGTGATACATCTCTAGGGCTTGAGCTTAGGTTTTGGATTGATGCAGCATCGGGAGATGAAGGGGCAAACAACACTTGGCGTGGAACTGGTGGACTAGCGGCAACAGGGCAAGCCAGCCTTGGTACAACTCTAAATGCCACATTTTTATTGACGGGCGTTCAACTAGAGGCCGGTACATATGCTACTGCATTCGAAAAGAGGCCTATTGGCGTAGAACTAGCACTATGTCAGCGGTACTACGAAAAGTCGTATGAGTTGGCAACTGCACCAGGGACTGCTACGGATTCTGGTTTTATTCTTGCTATGACCGGTGGTTCTCAGGCGGGGTCTTCAGGAATACATGATGCTTATATATTTTTCAAAGTAACCAAACGAAGCAACCCCACCGTCACCGTGTACGACAATGCAGGCAATATCAACAAATGTCGCAGGACTGCCGTTGGTGTGGCGAACTATGATAACCAAGATGTTCGTGATGTGAATGCATTTACGAACGGTGTGTATTTTAGGTCAGCCAGCGGAAGCGGAACTACAAATACAGTGTCTTGTCATTTTACAGCGAGTGCGGAAGTATGATGTATAAAACATACACAAACTGGGAAAACAAAACGTTTATTATAAAAAATGATGTTGATTGGGTTCCCGCTGACCCGGCCAACACCGATTACCAGGAGTATCTCGCGTGGCTTGCCGATGGCAACACGCCAGAAGAGTGGAGTTCCGATGGGAATCAGTAACGTATCAAGCAACCTTCGTCCTGGTATATGCACTTTTTCAACACGCCCAACAGCGCCCTATGAAGGGCAGATGATTTATGAAACCGATACTGATAGCGTTTTGGTTTGGACTGGTTCGGCTTGGTATGCTCCATGGAATACAGCGTGGGGCAAATGCACATTTACTGAAGCAACAAGCAACTCATCATCAATATCTACTGAGGCTACCCAAATCACCGCAACCTCATTTAATTTTGTAAGCGGGAGACTCTACAAAGTCACATATCAAGAGTCGCAGGTGTACGTCAATTCGGGAACGCCATTATGGGTTGCGTGTCGAATTAAAGACGGCGCGACAACACTAAACATATCTTACGTGTCGCCGTCTGGAACGGGTACACAAGACTTTAGTTTCACTATTAGCTACATTGCGCAAATCTCGGGAACAAAAACATTAACCGCGACACTCCAAGCCCAATCTGGTTCTGTAATTGCCGGTCGAAGTTCAAACCAACGTGCATTTCTTTTGGTCGAAGATATTGGGCCAGCATAGGAGTAAGTAATGGGTCTTTCTAATTATCTTCCAAGTAGTCGTATCTCACAGCCAGGTGTATGCACATCATCAACGAGGCCAATCTCTCCATATGAGGGCCAGGTTATCTATGAGACAGATACCGATAGAACGCTGCTATGGAACGGTTCTAGTTGGTATCCACCGTCCGCATCAACCCTGATTACATCCCTTCCGTCAACACCCACTGATGGACAGATAATCAATTATGTAGCAGACTCAACAAACGGTATTGTGTGGACATTCCGCTATAGGGCTGCTTCGTCGTCAAGTTACAAATGGGAGTTTATCGGAGGCCCTGCTGCGTATTCGTATGTTGGCCCTAACGATTACAACGGTTCTAGACAAACTATTTCTACTTTGACATTCGGTGATTTAGCAACTGTTGGTCCCTCTTTCACAACTCCATTTGCTGGAGATTGGGATTGCACGTTTAATGTCTTGGCAGAAACAAATGGGACAGCAACACATGTCAGAGTGTGGGCTACTGGTGATAGTTCGTTGAATTGGAACTTTGGCGATTCTCAGGCATATAACGCAAACCAACTTAATGCGACTCATGCGGGAACCATCCGACGGACAGGGATTGCTTCTGGGTCAACTCTAAAACTGCAATACGCCGTGTCCAACGCCGGGGTAACGGCTGCCTTTTGGAATAGGCGTTTATACGTAACGCCGGTTAGAATCGGTTAAGCATGGAGCTAAATCCGCAGGCAATTATTGACGAGATGTCAAAACGCATTCATTCGTTGACGATAGAGAACATTGTTCTGCAGGCCAGGGTTACTGAGCTGCAAAAAAACTTGTTGCAACTTGTCAGCGGCGCAAAGAACACTGACGATAGCGAAACATAATACTTTGGTGTTGTCTTGACGGCACAATTCCTAAACTGCCGTGGCGTCGTACTATGCCATAATTAATAAGCGAAACTGGCGTTAAGGACTATCTATGCCCCTATTCAAGCGGAAAAGATTTGATTCGGCCCCCATATTTACTATCGGGGACGATTCTTTTGTCATACAAAAAGCTGATTCGGAGTCAACTGGGGCACTTCTTGACATAAAGGATGATACTGGTGCGTCTGTATTCAGGATTAATGATTCTGGCGTTGTAGACGTAATTACGGCATCATCTGGTTCAATTGAACTTGGGGCATCTACAACTGGCGATTATGTTGAGGCCTTAAATGCTGGCACTGGCGTAACTGTTACTAGCGGCTCTGGAGAAGGCGTTACA